AACTTGAAAAGGAATCCATTATGGCTCTAGTATCACCAGGCGTAGAAGTAACAGTAATTGACGAGAGTCAATATATCCCTTCAGCCGTCAACACAGTACCTTACTTTGTGGTTGCCACAGCACAAAACAAAGTATCCAGCGACGGAGTAACCGTAGCAGCAGGTACACTTGCCGCTAATGCAAACAAAACATATTTAATCACCAGTCAGCGTGATTTGGCCGCCACATTTGGTGTGCCATTCTTCTACAACACCACAACTGGCACTCCAATCAACGGCTACGAACTCAACGAGTATGGCTTACTAGCCGCTTACTCTGCATTGGGTGTTACCAACCGTGCGTATGTACAACGGGTTGATGTTGACCTAACTGAACTTACTGCAAGTTTGACCCGCCCAACTGGCGCTCCTGCTAATGGTGATTACTGGTTGGATACCACAGTCAGTACTTGGGGAATTTTTGAATGGGATCAAACTACCGCTACATTTACCAATGTAGAACCATTGCAGATCACTGACGCCACAGACACTGTGAGCGGCAACGATACAGTTGCAGGAAACACTCCCAAGGCCTCTATTGGTTCAATTGGTGATTATGCAGTGGTAGCAGTGGGCACGAATATTTTTGGCTATTACAAAAAATCCGACAATACCTGGAATCAGATTGGTAGCAATGCCTGGAAAACTTCATGGCCCACAATCACAGGATCTGCAGCTCCTACCAGCTTGACAGCAGGCAACGATATCTATATCAATGACACTTTGATCACTGTGACCACAGCCACTGTGGCAGGCCTGGCTGCCAACATCAACTCAGCTAGTATAACAGGTGTTACTGCCACTGCCACAAACAATGTGTTGCGTATCTATGCAGATTCTACTGCGGCCAACGATAATTCAACACTGAGCAACAATGGTATTGTCACAATTGATGCAGGCCCAGTGGGTGGTGGAGCCTTGCTCACTGCACTGGGTATCTCAGCAGGCGAGTATGCAGCTCCGGACTATGAACCAGCTTACAGTTACGAACAGCCGCGCTGGAGAACCACAGACACTGACGGTGGTCGTCCAACAGGTTCTGTATGGCAAAACCTTTCCACAGCCAACAATGGTTTAAACTTGAGTTTCAAATCATACAGTGCCGCTTTAGGTACGTTTGTATCACAAACAGTGCCAGCCTACAGCAGTGACACACCTGCAATCTATGCTCTTGACCCTACCGGTGGCGGCAAGAATATTCCTGTAGGCACTAGTTTTGTGATCTACAATAGTTTTTTCTACTCAACCACTCCACTGACAACATTTGCATTTGATATTGTAAATCGTTATGCAACTGGCGCAACAGAAATTACAGGAACCACTGTGCCTGCATCATTCACCGTAGGCAATAGTTTTAGTGTCGTGGCCACTGCTGCTGGACAATCTACTACCAATGCTGGAACCGCTACCATAGGTGGCACAGGCACTGTGGCAAATTTCGTTGCGGCTGTATCAGCCGCTAATGTTCCTTATGTGTCAGCCAGTGTGAACACCGCAGGCAATATTGTGTTTACACACAGTCAAGGTGGTACAATATTTTTGCAAAACATTTCAGGAACTCCTGTCACAGCTGCAGGATTTACTACAAGCACAGACAAAGTACGTCAAAGTCCACTTAATTCAACCTTTTTGGTTTTGAGTAATTTTGTAAGTGATCCGTTGTTTACCTACACAGCTAGTTCAACAGCACCAGATCAAGATCCTGCAGATGGAAGATTGTGGTACTACAGTGCAGTTGACGAAGTAGACATCATGATCCAGGACAATGGCACCTGGCAAGGATACCAATTGGTGTCTAACGATGTTCGCGGCTATGATTTGACCTTGTGTAATGCTACTGGTCCTATTATTTCAGCCACAGCACCTACTACACAAACCAACACCGCTGAAAGTGACTTGGTCTACGGCGACTTGTGGGTAGACACATCTGATTTGGAAAACTACCCCAAGCTATATCGTTGGGAAAGCGTGAGTGGACTTGATCAATGGGTAGAAATTGACACTACAGATCAGGTCACACAAAATGGTATCCTGTTTGCTGATGCACGATGGGCACCTAACGGCACAACAGATCCTGTGGCAGATCCGATTCCAAGCATTGAAGATCTACTGGAGAGTGATTATCTTGATCCAGATGCTCCTAACCCAGCATTGTATCCACAAGGCATGTTGTTGTTTAACACACGTCGTTCAGGCTACAATGTCAAGAGCTTCCAAAGCAGTTATTTCACAACCACTGCCACTGACTATGCTATTGATGCCTGGTCAGCCAGCCAGACCTATGGTGAAAATGAATTTGTAAGTTACAACAATGGCATCTACGTGTGTATCTTGGCTCCTACTGCCAATCAGAATCCCAGCAATGGCACATACTGGGCCTTGATCAATTTGAACACCTGGCTCAGCACCAGTGGCAATAGAGACGACGGCGCCATGTGGTCAGGTCGCTTGGCACAACGTCAGTTGATCATTCAAGCACTCAAGTCAGGTATTGACACCAGCGTCACAGCACGTGAAGAACAAACACAGTTCAACATTATTGCAACACCTGCTTATCCAGAATTGACACCAAACATGATTGCACTCAGCAATGAGCGCAACAACACCTTGTTTGTTGTGGGTGACACACCAATGCGTCTAGGACCAGATGGCAACAGCTTAGTAGCGTTTGCTACAGACAACAATGGCCTGGGACAACCCAACGGCGATGGAAATTCAGCAACCAGCAACTATTGCGGCGTGTTCTATCCAAGTTGCCAGACCACTGATCTTGGTGGAAACACAGTTGTTCAACCTCCAAGCCACATGATGGTTCGCACAATCCTACGCAGTGATGCCGCAAGTTACCCATGGTTGGCGCCAGCAGGCACACGTCGTGGTGTAATTGACAATGCAGCCTCAATTGGTTATATTGATGCCGCAACAGGTGAGTTCAACCAAATTGGTGTGAGTCAGTCAGTACGTGATATCTTGTATGAGCGCAACATCAACCCAATTACATTCATCCCAGGTATTGGTATCACTAACTTTGGTAACAAGACAAGCACTATAACTACCACAGCCTTGGATCGCATCAACGTGGCACGATTGGTGGCATTCTTGCGTGGACGCCTGGAAGAGATTGGCAAACTGTACTTGTTTGAACCCAACGACACAATCACACGCAATGAAATCACCAACACTTGCAACAGCTTGATGATTGACTTGATTGCCAAACGTGCGATTTATGACTACTTGGTGGTTTGTGATTTGAGCAACAACACACCAGCACGTATCGATCGTAACGAACTGTGGGTTGATATTGCCATAGAACCAGTGAAAGCGGTGGAATTTATCTACATTCCGTTGCGTATCAAGAACACTGGTGAAATCGCCGGAGGCGCTGGAGTATAATAAGGTGGCGGTTTCGACCGCCTACCAATCCAGGTAAATAAACACATAGGAGATAACAAATGGCAGTTTCATCATTACAGCGCATGACAGTACCTTTAGCTAGCGATCAAAGCTCTAGCGTACAAGGCTTGTTGATGCCAAAACTCAAATATCGCTTTAGAGTGATGTTTGAAAACTTTGGCCTTTCAAAACCAACAACAGAATTAACCAAGCAGGTTGTGAGCGTGGCTCGTCCTAACTTGACATTCGAAGAAATCACATTGCCAATCTACAACTCAACGTTGAAACTAGCCGGACGCCACTCTTGGGCAGACGTGGCTTGCTCAGTGCGTGATGATGCAAGCGGTAGCGTAAGCAAGTTGATTGGTGAGCAATTACAGAAGCAAATGGACTTCTTGGAAATGGCATCTGCCGCTTCTGGTATCGATTACAAGTTCTTGACCAAGATTGAAATCTTAGACGGTGGCAACGGTGCCGCAACTCCTGTGGTTCTTGAAACTTGGGAATTGTATGGTTGCTACCTAAAAGCCGCAGACTACGGCGAACTGAACTATGGTACCAACGAAGGTGTCACAGTTAACATGACAATCGCTTACGATAACGCTAACCAAACACCTAACGGTACTGGAGTTGGCACAGCAATTGGTAGAACAGTTGGTGATGTGGTAACTGGTGCTGGTCAAGGCGCTTAACCCTTAGTGGGCTAATATGCCAACATTCGGCCAACAATTTTTACAAGGCTTTACTGGCACCAGCAGCTTGCGTGATTATACTCACGCAAGCAAAGCCTTCACAACCAACGCATTTGAACTCAAGCCACGCTACAAGTTCCTGTTTCATGTGAGCTTCACGCTCAACTCGGACATTCCGGCAATTTCCAAAGTGATTGGCACACAGGAAGCACAAAATCTCAGTGTGGTGGTCAAAACTGTGGATCTACCCAAGTATAGTATTGCGACTGAAACTCTCAATCAGTACAACCGCAAGCGTGTGGTACAGACCAAGATCAATTATGAACCAGTTACACTGACGTTTCATGATGATTCGGGCGACAATGTACGTAACATGTGGTACAACTACTACAGTTATTACTACAAAGATCCCAGCCAAAATTATCTAGCACCCAACAGTACCAACGGCAGTCTTGGGCAGTCGGGCAACAAAGCATCAGGATTTGGTTACAATGCTCGAGACATTTACGAAAATCAACGACTGGGCAATGTCAACGACTGGGGCTATATTGGTGAAGCATTTAATGATGGCACAAGTTCAGCGTCAGGCAAACCGCCATTCTTCCGTGACATACGTATCTACGGCATGGACCAACACAAGTTTGCTGAATATGTGTTGATCAACCCAGTGATCACAGCTTTTAATCATGACCAATATTCTTATGCTGAAGGTGCTGGCACTATGCAAAACACCATGACCATTGCATACGAAACAGTAAAATATTATTCAGGCGCTGTGGGCAATCAACGACCCGACATCAACGTGCAAGGTTTTGCTGATCCTGCACATTACGATACTACCACAAGTCCTATTTCAAGACCAGGTTCGAGAGCCACAGTTTTTGGACAAGGCGGCTTGCTAGACGCAGGAGGCGGCATCCTGGAAGATTTGCAAAGTGGTGGCTTGCTTGGCGCTATTGGTGCTGTGCAAAAAGCCGGCACAGCCTACAACACATTCAAAGGCAAAAACATTGCCAGCATTGCCAAGGGCGAAGCAATCACACAAGGAGTCAAGAGTATTCAAGGTGCTATTCCTGGCGCCATACGCAGTATTCCTGGTCGTTCCAGCGGCATGTACTTTCCCAGCCCACAGAGCCCTGGCAATAACAACACCACAGGTAGATAATCATGTCTACAGTTAATGATACCAACTACCGAATTGACCAAACGGTAAGAGTTTTTGATACCTTTTACGACTATGATGTTGACATTCCTGTGGGCGAATATGATGTGGTCAACAGTTATTTTCGATCAATAATGACTACCAAGCAAGCAGCAGATAACTTTACTGTGAGCTTGTTCAAAGTAGCCGAAGATACCAAAATTCCAGCCCTGACACTGTTACAGACTTTTCAAGCCAGCGGCGGCGGAGTTGGCAATTCAATGAGTATAAACTTGAACATGGCCTACTATCTCAACAGCATTCGCAACAGGGCCACTTTGCTAGGCGTGGGCGTGGCTGTGATACCAAACTATTATGCAGCCAGAAACGTGGTGCAGTAATGGCTCGTTGGGCACAGGGATACTATGACATTCTGAATCCTGCCAAGTACGTGGGCTCGGGCAAGCCAAGGTACAGATCTGGTTGGGAACTAAGCTTCATGCGCTTTTGTGATTCAAATGATGCTGTGCTGCAATGGGCCAGCGAAGCAGTACAAATACCCTACAGACATCCATTAACTGGCAAGCAAACTGTGTATGTGCCAGACTTTTTGATCACTTATCGCACTCGCAACAACACCATGCGAGCTGAACTGATCGAAATCAAACCCAAAAAACAAAGTGTAATCGAGTCAAAGATGAACAGCCGTGATCGAGCTGTGGTGGCCATCAACTATGCCAAATGGCAGGCCGCAACCAAATGGTGTCAACGCCAAGGACTCACATTCAGAGTGGTCACAGAACAGGACATGTTTCACAACGGTCGAGCCTAGCCCCATAAATATGGTATGACGAGAAAACTTGAAGAACTGTTTGATCTCCCGCCTACTGAAGAAGAAGTAGACCTTGCTCTACCCGATCTTCCCACCAATAGACAAACCCTACAAGCACTAGACGAAGCCATTGACAAAGTTGATGGTGCGTTGCCTGCTGTGCGCGGACTTGAAGCGTCTGATGCTGAAATGGACGATCTCAGCGACCTAGCTAAATCCAGTTACAAAGATCTCATGGACTTGGGCATGCAAGTAGACAGTCGTTTTGCTAGCGAAATATTCTCAGTAGCATCAAATATGCTGGGGCATGCTATCACAGCAAAAACAGCCAAACTAGACAAAAAGCTCAAGATGATTGATCTGCAGATGAAGAAAATGCGCCTGGATCAACAGCAACAAGTGTTAGATTCAAAAGAAAACGAAGGCTTGGCCTCCACACAAACAGCACACGGAGTGGTTCTAAGCCGCAATGATTTGCTGGAACGTATTATTGGCAAAGGCCAAAACGCACAAAAAGAATAAATATACAACAGGATACTGAATATGAAACCATTTGCAAGATACCTAGCCGAAAGTGAACGTACATACAACTACCGTATCAAGGTAGTGGGTGATGTGCCCACAGGCTTTTTTAAAGAGCTTGAAGACAAGTGTGCTCAATTTGACATTGTCAAAATGTCAAATGCCAAGAGCACCCCAGTTCGCAAGCAGATTCCAGACTTCCCGGCATTTCCCAACCAGTCAATGAACATTGTGGATGTGGAATTCAAGTACCCAGCTATTGAGCCACAGATCAAACAACTGGCACAAATACTGGGCCTGGATCCAAATCGTATTGTGATGAACACAACAGGGTACGAAGAAAGTTTGACAGACGAAGGCAACAAGATTGAAGATCAAAATAAAGATTTGTTAGATTCACCGTACCCTGCACCTGATGCTGAACAAAAAGCATTGAAGAAAGATTACGCAACTGGTCCTTATGACCATGAAGTTGTAAAGAACGCTTACAAGAGTAACTTCACAGTAGCTGGAGGAAAGACGCCCCCAGCAAAAACCACAAACGAATTGCCCATGGGTGACAAGAGTCCATTCAGCAATATCAAACGTCAACCCAAGCCAGCAACTGGCGCCCAACCTCGAGGATAATCCAAATGACATTTTTTTACGATTTAAACAAAAAGCTCGACTCTATTCGCGAGAAGCCAGAAGTCACACACGGTCAATTAAATGAACGTGACATGAGCCGTGCGGCCAAAGGCTATGAAAAGTATGGCAAACAAGGTATGGAGGCCTTGGCCAAGGCCGGACGTGAAGGCAAGGCGCTTGACCCAGTTCGCAACCGGTATGACAAATACGACGAAAGCCAACTCAATGAACTAAGTCCTGAACTGCTGAAGAGAGCAAGAGACAAAGCAGGTATGAAATATGCTGATGCTGACGACCGCCGAGATCAAAAAGCATCAGACAAATACAATAGACAAGATGACAAGTTCAACAGTGCCTTGCGTAAAAAACAAAAACAAAAAGACATGGACGAAGGCATGGGCGATGTAGTCAAGAAAATTGGCGGCATGGCCAAAACAGTCGGCAAGAAAATTGGCAAAGCTGTCACAGGTGGCAACGATGTGGAACTGTTGATGCGTTTGCAAAAAGACATGGGTGTTCCACAAACTGGCATGAAGCCTGGTGCTGAACCTAATCCAAAACAAGTTAAAGAAAAAATGAATCCTGCCAAGGCCAAGAGTTTTGCAGCATTGGCACCACCCAAAGACAAAATTACTTTTGCCGACAAGATTGCCGGCGCCAAAAAAGAAGTTGATGAGATGTTGGGTGACGTGGCTGCTGAAGCAATGAAGTCAGCACTCAGCGGTGGCCAAAAGAAACTGGACAAGAACAACAACGGCCGACTAGATGCCAATGACTTTGCTATGCTCCGTAAAGGTGCAGGCAAACAAGAAACTGACGAAGGTTGGGACGACATGATGAAGGACACTGAGCGTCGTCGTAGCGCACCTAAAATTGGTTCTATCACACACGGCTCCAAGCACGATGTTGAAGAGATTCCAGGCGGTCGTAGAGTAACTCGCAGAGTTGATCCCAACACTGGTCACTCAGTTGGTGCAGACGATGATGGTCCAGCTGACGGCGAAAAGCGTGGACGTGGTC